GAGATAAAACAAAAAGGAGATCGTGTAAAAATCTTAACAGTTGGTGACGTACAGTCCTATAGCTACACAAGAAATGCAGACATAAACGCACCAGATCAGCTAACCGATGAAGCACAATGGCTTGACATTGACCAAGCTAAATATTGCCATATTAGTATTGATGATATTGACAAAACTCAGGCAAACGAAAAGCTTATGACAGAAGGGCAGAGAAAGCTAGGTATCAAAATGGCTGATGATGTAGACCAGTACATATTTGGCCTTTATTCTCAGATTGCAGCAGGACAAACAGTTGATGGTTACACAGCACCAGTAACAAGCGCTAATGTAATCAACTACCTTGCAACAATTAGGCAGAAGTTTAAGGAAGCAAATGTTCCGGATAGCGAAACTATTTACCTTGAAATGGCCCCAGCTATTTACACAAAGTTTGTACTTGCAAGAATAGCAAAAGAAACCATGAACACTAAGACTTTAGAAAGTGGAGAAGCTGGAAAGAGCCTTTACGGTATTGAGCTTTGTGAATCAAACAATGTTGTACTTAATTCCACGAAGTATAAATGTTTAGCAAGAACTAAAGGTGCAGTTGCTTATGCATCACAGTTAACTGAAACAGTTGGTTACAGACCTGAAAGAAGGTTTGGTGATGCTGTTAAGTCACTTCAAGTATGGGGAGCAAAGATCATAAGACCTAAAGAAATATTCCTGTTTGATGCATTACCAGGAGCAGAAGCATAACAAGGGGCTATGTAAGCCCCTATTTAATTAAAAGAATGGAGAGTGAAATTTAATGGCAGATATAACTAAAACTAATGCAGTAAAAAATGGAAATGTCCTGTTTTCGCCAGCTGCTGGCGCATCTTCTCAGACAATACCTGTTAGCAAAGATGAAAGAATGTGTATTTACGTAAACAACGGAAGCGCATCACCCATAACAGCAACTATTCCTAAAGGAAATGGTATTGCTTCGGCAGCAGGTGACCTTGCGGTTACAGTAACAAATGCTACTTCACAGATTATAGGCCCTTTGGAATCGGCGAGATTTATTGATACAACCACTGGAAAGATCACATTAAACTTGTCTGCAACGGCAAGCGTAACTGTGGCAGTAATTCAGCTTTAATTATTAAAATGGGGGGCAGAAATGCCCTCCTGTAATTTAAGGAGGTATAGTTATGGCACTAGTACCAATATGCATAAATTGCACTAAATATAAACCTTCAAATAATAGAAAAGGTATATGCACCCTTGTAGCACACCAAAATAAAGCGTTAACAAAAGAGCGCAAAAGAAATGAAAAATGTGATAATTTTGTATCTAAGTAGGTGAAAATATGAAATATTTCGGACAACCTCAATGTCACATCATAGATTATGAGAAAGGCAAAGAGGTATTTTGCTTTAATGAAAACGGAGAATACGAAACTGAGGACGAAAAACTAATCCAATGGATGAAGAAAAACAAAAACTTTATAAGACATGAAGAAACCAAAGTAACTACAGACGATTTAATAAAATGCAAAAAGTGCGAATTCACCTGCTCAAATAAAGGCGAGTTAATGCAGCACTACAAACACGTTCACCCTAAAAAGGAGTGATGATATATGGCTGAAAAAGTAAGAGACTTATTTTCTAAGGCACGAGCCTTATTAAACATATATACCGAAGATGGAATACAAAAACCGGAAGATGATTATATCGACCTTATGGAAAAGGCAGTTCCTTTAGCGGATATGGCACAACGTGAATTGTTCAAAATAGGCAAACTTTATGCAGTATATGAGTTTGACTGTAAACCACATCAAAATTTACTAGGAATGTTTAACAACTTTAATGCAGTAGATTTTGTCGGTATACCGCAGTATTACCCAAACGAAACAGGAATAGCCGGAGCCAAAGCATACTATTTTGAAGTAACTAGAGATACCGCTGTTGTAACAATAGAAGAAAATCAAGGCGGTACATGGGTAGCACTCACAACGCCAACAATAACTAGCGGTATAACATCGTATACAGGATTTAGAGGAATTATAACTCCAACAAGTAGTACTAATCCTATAAGAATGAAATTTAATGGTACAACCCACTACAGACACATTAATAGGTGTCTTTTTTCAACTCCTTTTACGGTTGCTGATGTTCCCGAATACGCGCCTTGGGTAACAAAAATTATGCCTGACAATTTCAGAACAATTGATGCATGCATAGAGGAATATCCCGAAAGGCAGTACGCTAATGCTATAAACTACAAAAAAGAAGGATTTAAAACTCTTAAAATTAATTACTTTTTTGAGGGTAAATTTAGAGTAATATACAAGCCTATTCCTGTGGCCATAACTGATATTGACCAAGAGCTAGAGATAGATGATATTACAGCACAAGCGGTTGTTTATTATATTGCTGCAAGGTTAGCCCCGTTCAAAAAGAAAGAGTTAGTTCAATATTTCGAAGATAAATTTATGGAACTTAAAGTAGAATCTTCACAAGATACGCCCGTTAGCACATCGGACATTATAGATGTTTACGGAGGTAGAAACAATGGCTAATTTCACACCAAGCAAGCCACCAGATCCAATTAAAATATCAGTTTGGAAAGGTGTAAACGAAGCGGTTGGACTAACAGGGTTAGAACTAGGTGAAACCCTAAGACAAGTTAACTTTAGGATAACCAAAGATTATAAACTTGAAGAACGAGAAGGACACAACACTTTTATTGACTTTGAAAATACTAACAATGTACAAGGCATATGGGAAGGTCAATTAGGCGGAGTTCATGTTCTTATAGCCTGTAACAATGGCCATGTATATAAGATATTACTTGATTCAGAGTTTACCAAAACAAAAATAAGCGAACTTATAACAGATGGTAACGCTTTTGACGTTGGAACACTAACCGATGCTAAAACCTCAATGCTTTATTTTGAATCAAAGTTACTATTTTGGAATGGTACAGATTATAAAGAGTATGACGGAACAACCTTTCAAAATGTTCCTCCATATGTTCCTACTGGGTGGAAAGCATTAAATCCTGATATGTCAGACTTTACAACTGCTAATGTATACGAGCAAAGAAACTGCTTGACAGGTGAAATCAAAGCTGAATATCAAGGAAATGGAACATCTACAATATATCAATTGCCCGAAACTAATATAGATGCGGCATTAACGTCAATTACTGTAGATGGAGCAATTAAAACTGAACTAACTCATTACACTGTAGACAGAACGGCTGGAACAATTAATTGGGGAGCAGGAACTTCACCTTTTGGCGCTCCTGCAAGCGCTTCATTAGTTATTCCAAAATGGACTAAAGTAACAGCCGGACAAGCTGATTTAGTTAAAAAGAATAAACATTGCATGACATTTGGCCCCGGTAATGACACTTCAATTTTCCTATGGGGCGGCGAACAAATTAACCGCCGTTGCTGGTGCGCTGCTTTGAATTATAAATATTGGCCTGTGAACAATGAAACTTACATAGGTACTAATGAATACGCTATAACCGATATAAAGGCTCAAAACGCTAATTACATGATAGTGTTTGAACAAAATAGAACGCATTACAGTGTGCCAGAATTAATCACACTACCAACAGGACAAACAGCTTACGACTATCCTGTTTATGACTTAAATGAATCAGTTGGTAATAACACTTTTGGTGCAGTTAGGCTAATTGGAGATAACGCAATATCAATGGACAGTAATTCATGGTGGAAATGGGAAGTAGGGGCCGTTGAAAGCCAAAGAAGTGCAAAAATATTTAGTGAAAGGCTAGAACAATCATTATCTATTACTGACCTATCAAAAGCAGTTACATTTGATTGCCAAGCAAAAAAGGAATACTGGTGCAATGTAGATTCAGTTGTTTACATATGGAACTATGGCAACAACACTATGTACACTTTTGAGAATATTAGCGGTACTTGTTACCTAGATATAGGTGGCGTTGTCCACTATGGCTCACAAGGAACTATAGAGCGCTTGCAAGGGCTTAATGACAATGGAGTTGAAGTTGTCCCACAAGCTGACACAGGATTTTATCCATTTGGAGGAATTAACCTTTTAAAATCTAGTGACATAGTTTATGTTGGGTTATTGCCTGATAGTAAAACATCACTAACAATATATTTCAAAACAAACAAAATAACCGAATGGAAGAAAATTAGAAAGGTTGCAAAGTATAGTTTACTAGATTTTGACAACATAGATTTTGATAATTTTACATTCTTAACTAACCGTAATCCTCAGACTTTCGCCTTGGAATTTTCATCGAATGATTACGTTTATATTCAATTCAGACTAGAAAATGCAGAACTTAATGAAACATGTACTGTATTGGACTTTTTGGTTCAAGCAGAAGTACAAGGGGAGGTATAATATGAGTTTAACGAGACCGTCATGGGTTACAAATACAATTCAATCATTAGCAAATCAGGTAACAGGACAAGCAACAG